TAGTTCCCAGCCATTCAACAAGTGAACGGCGATCTCGCCGTTGATCGCATGCGCACGAGTCACAACACCCAAATACACAAGATGGTACGGAGCATGCGGCTTGTTAGCCAAACCAAACAGAAGACCACCAACAACTGTGGGCGACAGCCATACGGGATCACCAGCAGTAGCCGTACTCGTGTCGATGCCAGAAACAAGACCCTCGGTAATCACATACCCTTGACCGTTGTAGGCAAGAGATGTTTCAAGCAAACCCAGAACCGTCGCCGAAGTCGCATCGCTCGTAGCGATAGCACCCTTCACCAGAATGTTCGTGCCATTAGCACCAGACGTATAAACGACCGCACCCTTCGGAAGGGTTGCGGCGTTATCGCTTTTCACTAGACACTTTGTCTTCTCGGCAAAGTTGTCGATCCATTGCGTGTTGTAGTTGGTGGCATCAATCTTGGCGAGGATCTGACCTGCCGTACCACCAGCGGGAAGATTGCCGACAAGAAGGGAATCGGAAAGCGCCGACAGATACTCCGTCAGCGACGCAAACGTTCGCTGAAGGGGTATCGTATTGTCACCACGAAGTGATGCAATCGCAGGCGCAGTCCACTTCTCCATCACAGTTTAACGATGTAGTTCACCACGACATAGGGTTGCAGATTATTATGTGCTTGACCTCCACCAGTTGCCTGCGAAAGACCAGACAACGTGTGATTGTGTGATCCGCCGTTGCTTACACCACCCGAGATGGAGTGGTTGTGGATGCCATCGGCTGCCGTGCTGCCGCTTACATCATGGGTATGTGATGAACTATTTGTCGTTGTTGTCGGCAAAGTTCCAACAGCAATACCGAACGTGTTAGTCGTACCGTCAATCGTTCCATCATTGTTGGAGTCACGCCCAGTTATATAACCAGTAGAATACGAGGTAACGTTATACAGAAAACCTTGAAAGTTCAAAACATTTACCGACGGATCATGCGTGTGCGCTCCGCTAGACGCAACAGTCAACGTCCCATCGCCGTGAGTATGGCTAGTAGAGTTGCCAATACTGAACGTGTTGGCATGTGAGTGATCAGCCGCCGTGCTGATGCTGTATGTACCTGCGGCGTGCGTATGGGAAGCGATTTCAAAGGCTGTCAAAGTATGGGTCTTCGCACCACCCGTCTCAGCCAGCGCATCAAACTCCGTTTGAGTAGCGTCAAAACCTACAGGCACACGACCCTTCAGGTTGGGTACGTTGAATGTCGTAGCACCATCACCCACACCATAGGTAGTTCCGATTGCAGCGAATAGGCGAGTGTAGGCCGCATTCGTACGCGAAATCGCTGCACCATCGCAAATAAGCCATCCGCTTGGCGCAACACTACCCCCAAATTGCGTGATGACACCAGCAGGAATAAGCGCATCGACATACGCCTTCCTAACAGCATGGTTATCAAGCGTGGGTGTAGTAGCAGGCAACGTAGGGATCGCAGTAAACGCAATTGACGCATCACGCTGAACCACCTCAGTATTAAGAAAGTTGAGAACAGAAGTAAAGTTGGAGTTCACCTGTGTGCCATCGGCATTCGTGCCGTTGGCAAAAGTGTAAGTAACAGAAGCAGTAGCCATCAGGCACGCACCTTTCTAGGATTAAACTTGTAAGTAATAGAATTAACACCCCAAGGTTTGCCGCCCTCACCAGAAATCTTCAACTGGATAGAACGAGCCAAGCCAATATTCTTGCCCTTATGGAAAGCAGAACCAGAAGCCTCCTCGCCCCAGTTGGCCTCATTCCACCCGTCAATACCATCAGGTTCAGTACCGAGCGGAGACCACACCAGGGCGTCAGAAGAACCCTCAAGGATTAACTGGAATGTGCGAGCCACAATGGACTCCTCCCAATCGTGATACACGCTTACACCCAAAGTCGTATCCACACTCGTCTGCTTCGTGATGAAGTCGGGACGACGCCACATCTTGCGAGAAGACACGCTACGGGCATCATGCCAACGTGTCACATAGTAAGAATCAAAACTTGCTAGACCGCCACCCAAATCATCCTGATACACAGACAACTGATCGGCCTTCAGTACATAAGGATTAGAAGGATGGCAAACAAGAAAATGTGTTGCACCAGTAGACGTAACAAAATCACAACCAGCACCAACCCCTTTGCTGTCCGCAGTCCGATATTTGGACCATGCGCCACGCTGACCGATAGAAGGATCGTACACAAACGTGTACGAAGGCTTCGTCTCAACACCATCAGGCAAAGAAACCCAAATTTTACGGTTCACCGCAGACACACAAATAGCATCTTGGGCGGCAGGGTTCACAGTCCCATCCTGAATGATCGGACGAATAGAAGTAAACAAATCCATGAAACGCTGACCGTCATACATGAACAAACCGTCAGGCCAAGAGAAGAAGTAGACCGCTCGTTCTGTCGCCGCTACAGCGGAAGCGTTCACGGCCCCAACTTCGGTAGTCAAACTGACCACCTGAAAGGTGTCAGTTGAATAACCCAAGATCGCGAAAACGGAACGCTTCTTAAAAACAAGAAGGTTGCCGTTAAACGGCACGATGGCAGTAATGCCAGAACCGCCCTCAACAATGTCAATGTAGTCTGACTCGGCCCACGATTCACGATTAATCGGATGCGAGAAACGCACCCGATTCGGATAATCAACTCCACTCTCCGTCGTATATGCGCACCACAAACGATCAACATGCGACGACACAAAACGAGACGTCGGCATGTGGGTGCCAGTAGGAGCCGAATAATCGTTCTGCCATTGACCAGCACCAGAAGCAGTCAACGAAGTTGCGGTAGAACCATTCCACTTGTACGACGTAGTGCCTGTAGCAATATAAACAAGGCTTTGATCTGAAGCCGACCATGCCGCAAACGAAGCCCCAAATGGTGCTGTCGTCGTCACACTCATAGAAGTGAAGTTTGTGGTTGACGCATAGTAGACAGCATTGTTTGTGGCGAGCAACACTTGAGGTGTTGCCGCATCCCAAGCAAACAAACGTTTGGGGGTAAACGAACCGTTGGCAATAGCACCGACAGCAGAGGTGTTGAGTTTGGTCATTCCGCCACGCATCTGGAAACCACCACGAGGGTCAATGTCCACGTTCAACAGATCAGGCGACTCGTTATCCCCCAACTGAAAAGGATCAGCACGAAGATTAAGACCCCCCGTAAAGTCGTCGGTACGAAGCAGCGACAGACGGCTCATTGACCAAGAGTCCTACCCAAAGACTGCATCCACCAGCGGCCCGAAGGACGGGGAACGCCGTCCGAGAACGCTAGCGGACGTTGCGAGGACGGACGCATGATGTCAGCCGCCGCCAAACGGACAGCCTCATCAAACGTTTGACGATAGAAGGACGCCAACTCAACATCTTCCTGAAGTTGGTAAACTTGCGCCACCCCGTAATACACGAGCGGCTGATGAAGACGCTCATCCGCATCAACCTCAGTCGAATCCGAAGCAGACCAATCGGACGCCTTCCGATATCCTCGTACCACCAGCGGATAGACCGCATCGGGCTTGGGCCACAAATGCATCTTGTTCTGCCACAGCGAGAAATACAAAGGCCGTTGCGCCTGATCATAAGAACCAATCCAAACACCCTCAGCGTCGTCGTACGAAATTAACTCAATACGATTACCGACAGCAGAAGTATCAACAATAGAAGTGATCTCACGAAGATCACCATCACCGATCAAAGAGATCTCATACGCACGCTGATCCGCCACCGTGTTCAACGCATAGGTCTCTTGGAAGAACGGCCAACGCCGTTCCAAAGCAATGATGCGCTCGTAGCCGTCCTTGATATACATGTCCAACAAAGTGTCAGACAAGTCCTGCTGATCCAAATCTACGATCTCGCGGATCTTCGCCCTAATCTCCGATTTGTTCATTGGACTTCTCCTTAGCCATCTGACGCAAATGACCGATGCAGTAATCTGTGCCTTTGGCACGTGCGCCTTGACAGGTTTCTTCGTTAGCCATACAGCGAGTGTGCCCGAGAAAAGGCATGCCCCCAGCCTGGGGTGCACCAGCGTTGGGGGACATGCTGCTACGAGAATTCCGCATTGCGGACTCGCCGTAGTATGAATATAAAGGTGTTCCAGCCATCACAAATAGATGGCTTCGTTACCTTTATTACTTGGTGTTCGGGATACGAGGCTTCGGGCGACGCATGCCAGCACGGCTCTGATAAGCCGCACTCTGGCTCTTGGTCTTCTTCGTGCCACTAGCCGAAGAAGCGGCAGGAGCATAACCAGCCAACTTCTTGGCGGTAATCTCTGTAGCGGCCTTCTTCACGCCAGCCTGACGACGACCTGCGGCAGCAGAACGTCCCTTGCCAGAAACATCCTTCGCACGAAGATAATCACCAAACTGCTTGAAATCGGCAGCAGCCTTAGCCTTCGCCTTACCCTCACGGGCATCAGCCGAAGTGTAAGTAACTCTGACTTTCTTCTTTCCACCAACGGGCTTGTCACGCATGATAACTCCTTAAAATTGTTTGACTTGGATGAAAGAAAAGATCAAGGGGAGCGCACGAATGCGCTCCCCCCAATCCGATTTATCAGGCCGTCTTGGCCGTCAACTTGCCTTGCTTCTTGCGGTTACGGCAGGTTCT